CAAAAAATTTTACAAAAAATTTTTTTCAAAATGCAAATTGATTTAGACAAGATAAAAAAGCTCCCACCTGACGTGAAAAAAGACTTCATGAAGATGTACCTGAAGCTCGATGAGAAGAAAAAGATCCTCAAAGTCAAGGACGACTTCCTGTCATTCGCCAAACATATGTGGCCTGAGTTTATAGAAGGTAGACACCATAAGATTATTGGAGATAAGTTTAATCAGATTGCCAAAGGCAAGATCAAGCGATTGATTGTTAATATGCCACCAAGACATACTAAGTCCGAGTTCGCCAGCTCCCTGCTGCCAGCCTGGATGATCGGGCGTAATCCTAAACTTAAAATAATTCAAACCACTCACACAGGGGAACTAGCAATTAGATTCGGGCGTAAAGCTAAAACGTTAATGGACTCAGGAGATTATAAACAAATTTTTGAAACACGTCTTAGAGAAGATAGTCAAGCAGCGGGCAGGTGGGAAACAGAACAAGGTGGCGAGTATTTTGCATCTGGTGTCGGTGGAGCAATAACAGGTCGTGGTGCTGATCTTCTAATTATTGATGATCCTCACTCAGAACAAGATGCTATGAATATGACAGCACTAGAGCGAGCGTATGATTGGTATACATCAGGACCAAGGCAACGTCTCCAACCCGGTGGTGCTATCGTTTGCGTAATGACAAGATGGAATGTAAAAGATTTAACAGGTCAATTATTAAAACATCAAAAAGAAGCAAAGTCAGATCAATGGGAGCTGGTAGAGTTTCCTGCAATCATGCCAAGCAATGAACCGGTATGGCCTGAGTATTGGAAGTTAAAAGAATTAGAAACTGTTAAAGCATCACTATCGATTGGTAAATGGAATGCACAATGGATGCAGAATCCAACTAGTGAAGAAGGTGCAATCATTAAACGTGAATGGTGGAATGTTTGGGAAAAAGAAGATATGCCAGCTTTAGAACACGTTATACAATCTTACGATACAGCATTTATGAAAAAGGAGACAGCTGACTATAGTGCAATTACAACATGGGGTGTCTTTAGAGAATCAGAGGATAGCCCACAACAGTTAATACTGGTTGATGCACTAAAAGGTAGATACGAGTTTCCCGAACTTCGTCGCGTTGCCAAAGAACAATATGATTATTGGAAACCTGAAACAGTATTGATTGAAGCTAAAGCTAGTGGATTGCCACTAACTTATGAACTTAGAGCTATGGGTATACCCGTTGTTAACTATACACCATCAAAAGGAAACGACAAGCACGCTAGAGTAAATGCTGTTGCACCTTTGTTTGAAAGTGGTATGATATGGGCTCCTGAAGAAAAGTTTGCAGAAGAGGTAGTTGAGGAGTGTGCAGCTTTTCCATATGGGGATCATGATGACTTGGTTGATAGTATGACTCAAGCTGTGATGCGGTTTAGACAAGGAGGGTTAGTACCACATCCTGAAGACTACAAAGATGAAGAGATTATAAAAACGAAACGAACTTATTATTAATGATTAAAGGCAAAAAATTTGGCCCACCCCCTAAATCAGGTCCTAACCCACAAGGCTTGAATATTGGATATAATACTGTTAAGACAGTCAAACTGGAGAAAATAAATGGCAGAGATAGAAAAGGCCTTACCCAACGAGGTAAGAAAAGAAGTTAACATTCCGAGTGAGGAAGATTTACAAGTTGAGTTAGAACAACAACCAGAACAAAAAGGTCCGGTTGAAGTTCAAGAAAACGAAGACGGTAGTGTTGATGTTGACTTTGATCCAAAAGCGGGAAGTCCTGGTGAAGACGAAGGACACTTTGCAAATTTAGCTGAACTATTACCTGACGATGTATTAGATCCATTAGGAAGTAAAATGTATGAAAACTACACGGACTACAAAACTTCAAGGAAAGATTGGGAAAGAAGTTACACATCTGGTTTAGAATTATTAGGTTTTAAATATGATGACAGAACAGAACCATTTAAAGGAGCATCTGGTGCAACGCATCCAGTATTAGCTGAAGCTGTTACACAGTTTCAAGCATTAGCGTATAAAGAATTATTACCAGCAGAAGGTCCAGTTAGAACTCAGATTATAGGTATGCCTACACCTGACAAAGAAGCTCAGTCACAAAGAGTAAAAGAATTTATGAATTATCAAATTATGTCAGAGATGCCGGAATACGAAGCGGAGTTTGATCAAATGTTATTTTATTTACCACTTGCAGGTTCAGCATTTAAAAAAGTTTATTACGATGAAATTATGCAAAGAGCAGTTTCAAAATTTGTACCAGCAGATGATATTGTTGTGCCGTATACTGCAACATCATTAGATGATTGTGAATCTGTTATACATAGAATTCGTATGTCAGAAAACGAATTACGAAAACAACAAGTTGGTGGATTTTATAGAGACATAGAAATTAATCCTGCATACATGGATGAGACTGCTTCTGAAAAAGCAGAAAGAGAATTGGATGGAACGTCGAGAGGCAGGGATCAAAGAATGTATACACTTCTTGAGTGCCACGTTAGTTTAGATCTTGAAGGCTTTGAAGACTCTGGAGCAGACGGTGAACCAACAGGAATAAAAATTCCATACGTTGTAACTGTTGAAGAAGGCACAAGAAAAGTTTTATCTATAAGACGAAACTATGAAATAGGAGACGCACAGAAAAATAAAATTAGTTACTTTGTACATTTTAAATTTTTACCAGGACTAGGTTTTTATGGTTTTGGATTAACCCACATGATCGGAGGATTATCAAGAACAGCGAC